AAAGCATAAGGTACTAAGCCATCCCAAGTTGTAACCCTGTTAGCACCATTAGGTAGAGGTGCTCTCATGTCAAAGCAGTACACAATCTGACGAGCTGGTAGAGACAACAGATAGAAGGCTTCCTTGTCTGAGTACACAGCCCTGATCTCATCAGCATCTTCTAAGCTAACTTCCAACACTAAGTCATCACGTACATTGGCACTGATGTCTCGCATTGGAGCTGACTTCTCTTGAATGGTACGCATAAGAGAACGTACACCTGAGTCAGACAAGAAGATTACATCGCCACCTGTAGCTACTACTGAGTCCCTAGCTACACAGCCAATACCTGTAATGGCATCTGATAGTGTTAAGTTGTTAGGGTCTGTAGCATTGGAGTAGAGCAAGATCTGTCTACGTCCAAACACAATCAAGAAGTTATTATGTGCAGCTAGAGAGATAATCTCATCTGCACCGTTAGGCCAGACTTGAGATACATCTAAAGTACCTGAAGTACCTGTACTCAAGACATGACCTGCAAGTAAGTCTGAGAACTGAATAGTGCTCTTAACCGATGTGTTATTAGCACTCCATGTACGACCATAGGCACTGATTACACAGTTGTTACTCTGTACAGTTCCTAAGTAGCCAGTCTTCTCAGTGATACGCTTGTACGTAGTTGAACTGGTCGCAGGATCGAACACTAGAGGATCATGCCCAGACTGATACAGGAATATACAGCCATTCAACGGAGCCATCTGCCAGTTATCATCTGTAATGGTAGGGGCTGTGCCGCCACCTCCGTAGGTCAACTGTGATAGTGTTGTACCTGAAAGCTTGAATAGCTTATTGTTACCTGCTGCAATAATGTATGAGTTACCTGAGTTATCAATCAACTCACCGATAGCTTTGACGTTAGCTTCACCTAAATCATTATTAGATGAGTGTGCTGTAGTCCATCCCTTACGAGCACCAATACGTCCAAACTTATCAATCACACAATTATTAGCTACAGTAGCATAGCCAGCCTCTAGAGAGACTGAGCTATCCTGAGTGTTCAACCCCATGAATCCCGGAGCTGACACTGTAGTAGTTAATATCTTAGCTACCATTAGATACCCACCCAAGTAGTTTCTTCATCGTAGCGGTTACGCTCAATAGCTACAGCATCTGCCAAAGCTAAACGATATTGTTGATAAATCTCACTGAAGGTTGAACCTCCATCTTCACCTCGCTCACCAACAGCTTTAGCGTAGGCTAACATCTGTACCAAGTGATGAGGTACTAACAAAGCATCAGCATTTGCAGACAAGTCAGCTTGAGGGATAACTAACTCAAAACGTAGTGAATAGACACCATCAGGCTGAGGCCAGACATCCACCTGAGTGTCATCACCGGAGATACCGTTGTAGTTGTAGTACACCGGAGCTGCATTCTGAGTTGTACCTAAGTAATACTGTCTGTTCATCCAGTTAGTAGGTACTTGTCTCATAGGTACATCTTCAGTGTCATTCAGTACATCAACAGTACGGAATCTCTGACCTGAACCTGTCAATGTATAGTTACGAGTACCTGCCACTGTAGACAACACAATAGTCTGTGTGAGGACATTCCAGTCAAGGGCATCCTCAATCTCTCGCTTAGCATCGTTAACAAAAACACCTATCAGGGAACTATAAGGAGTATCACCTACCGACGATACTTCAGTCTCCCTTAGACGTACTAATACGTTGTTAACCAACTGTAGATATGTCGTAGCCATTAGTTATTCCTTATATCTTGTATACTATAATAACACACTTTAGTGTTAATGTCAATACTTTTTAGACTTCTTTTTAGCTTTATTTGCTTCTGACATAGCAATAGCAACAGCTTGGTCACGAGACTTCACCACAGGGCCACCCTTACCACTGTGGAGAGTACCTTCTTTGTACTCACCCATAACTTTCTTCATCTTGTTCTTAGCTGTACGTTGACCACGTGTAGGCATATTCATCTTACTTAACTCCATGAAATTTGTTGTCAATAGCTAACCAAATAGCTCCAAAGAAAGCACCTATGATAATGATAGGCTTTACAGCTTTAGCGATCCACTCAAGGACTTGGAAAGCACCTTGAGCTGCATTAAAGGCTTGAACAACCTCTTGTGTATTCTTCTCTATGTTATCTACCTTAGCCTCTACAGCCATTAGTCGATCATAGATGTGTTCGTGAGTGACTTCCTCTATCTTCATGGTGCGTCAGTTCCGGTAGGTACGTCAGGCCAAGTGATAGTCCAAGGAAAGCCCTCCTGCGCTGTAATATCACGCAAGGCTTGACGATATGTAGCCCATACTGTCTTATCAACAGGTGCATCTGCCACTTGTGTCCAATCACATTCAGCTAACTTAGCATCACGAGTAGCACGAACATTCTTAGCCTGTTCAGCATCCTTCTGAGCCTTGTAAGTAGCTTCTTGTTCAGCAGCAGTAGTAGTTACACCATCTACAACTTGGTCTAAGAAGACAGGGCCTAAGATGTACTTTGTGTACCACTTACCATTTACTTGCCCTACACCAGAGGCTTGTGAGTATTGGTAAACAGTACCACCTGTGGCTTGTGGACCTTCAAATACTACGTCAGCACCAAAACTGTTTAACAGTTCCTCTGACAGTTGTTGTGGCATTGAAGTGTTTGGGAATAATGCACGAAATTCACCCTCGTACATTACTTGTCCTGTTTCTCTGATTCTGATTTGCATTATTTGCTCCTACAATTGTTTCCATGCCAGCGTAAGTAATTTCCTTTTGAGGCTTCCTTACCGCAATGCTCACAAGCAATAGTAGGGAATTTCTTTCCTCTCATAGGGCTAATTTTGCCTTGCATAGGGTTTGGATTATTTTCCCTATATTCAGCCATCTTGTCATGCCATGATTGTGGCCTTGCTTTACCAGACCTTTTATCTGACATTTTCTTTTTAGTTTCATCACTGGCTTTTAAACCAGTCTTCCCAATAGCAATTTTTTGTTTATGTTGCTCAGAAAATTCACGGCCTTTAAATGCAACACTTAATTTCTTTTTAGTTTCTTCTGACCTTGGAAAACAGCCTAATTTGTTGTTAGGAAGAAAACCACCAGCAGATAATTTGTGGTGATTAAACAGCCTTTCATTACCCCAAACAGTCTCAAGAATAAAGCCTTCTAATTCTTCTAACTTATCTGGAGTTTCTTCCCAAATCATTTTGAACTCAAATGATTGCTCACCATGTTTATTCCATGAATGTTGCAAACGCTTGTTAACGTGAACGCCACGTTTTAATTGATGCTTGTGATGGCTTAACCTATCCGCTACATCAACAGAGCGACCGAAATATATGCCATTACTGACAGTATTTTTAATGTGATAGATTCCGCTTTTCATGTCTAGGCCACAGCAAAAAATATGAACGAACCGCCATTTTCGTTGATTTCTGAGGGGGCTGTTGAACTAATTTCAAAACCTGCTGAGTAAGTATCAATGTAATCTGTATTGGTTACTTCAGCCGCAGTAGAGTTCAATAAAAGGTAAGGGTCATTTCCTGACACGATACCCCTAGCACTATCCCAGACATACCACGAACCTGTACCGCTTGTTTTCTTTATGAGGACGAATCTCGCCCCTGCTGTAAAACCACAGTTAACTTGAAGCGTAGTTCCTGTGCCTGTGTATGAGCCTACTTTGGAAACACCCGCACAAGTTGCAAATAGATAAGCAACGTAGGTTGAACCAGAAGCATTAACAGCACTATTATCAGTTGCTCCACTATATTCAGTCAAAGTTGTAGCGTTTGTACCAATTAGAAGGCCATTTGCATAATTGCCAGTTGCGTCTGCATAGCCAACATCAGCGTTGGTGCTGTTTAAAAGAACAACATGGCTTGTATTGAAAGTGACAAGCCAGTTAGCAGTGGAACTGCGCCTTTTAACTATTACAAGTTGAGGTGTTACCCCTAAGTTGTGCGTAATTGTTCTACCATCTGCTGTTCCGTCACCTGTATAGCAAACCTCATCAAAGAAGCTAGGGGCGCGTCTGAAGTTGTAATAGACCGTGTTCGCACCACTCCAACCAGAATTTATTTGGAATCCTGTGTTATCCCACCCTAAAGAAGCAGTTGCTACTGTAGTTTCTGCGTCCGTAGTCGTGGTTTTAAGATATTGACCAGAAGCCGTTGAGTTGGAAGATACGCCCCGCAAGCGGTCAAGGAACACACCAGTAGGACTAGTACGATAATCAACAATCTGGGCGTCGATAGGAAATCCTGTTGTTACCTTTGTGCCTGTAGTCGCGGACGACACCGTAGGACTAAACACCTTAGTCGCATCCGTAGGCACTTTCATCGGGCCTCTACGAATGGCTATGTAGATGTAGGTGTTACCTGATGCGTTGTAATTTGTTCCTGATGTTGTAATTTGAAACCCAGTTGCAGTAACCTTTAAAAATGTTGGACTACCTGTGTATTCTGCATCAGATAAGTTTGGCCTAAGTTGCGCAAAACTAGTATCAGAAAGACCCCGCATATTGTCGTGCATCATCCAATCTGCCGCATTTGACGCACGTTTAATAATTACAAACTGAGGCTCATATCCGAGGTCAATAACTGGCCCTGTTGCAGATGCATTACCTGTATAAGACCCACAAGAAATCACATTGTCTGTACCAGTTAAGCCAAAGCCTCCTGCGTTGTGGGCGAATAAGTAGGCGACATAGGAACTTCCAGAAGCGTTTACATCCGAATCTGTGACATTAAGCGTAAAAGATGTTGAATCGCAAGTTATCCAGTTTGTATATCCATTCTGGGCGTCTGTAAGATTTAACGCTAAAAAATAATTTGAACCTAAAGAACGATGATAAACAAACCATCCAACAGTTGTTGATGTTGAACTGGTTTTCTTAATAATGATGCAACCGGGGGTTGAAGTAAGACTGTGAGATACAGTTTTTGTAGCGCCATTCCCTGTATAAGTCACAACATCAAAGAACTTTGGGGTTTTTGCTATAGACCATGAAGCCATTTCATAGCCACTACCATTGATATCGCCAGCAGCTGCATCTACACCTAAGTTAAAACCAGTAGTTGTAAATGCAGTTAACGCATCGTTAAAAGTCATCTGCGATGTTGTGGAATTTGAGGCAAGATATTTTGTGTTTCCACGAGCCGTATCCACTTGGTAATGGTTGCTACCAACATTTCTAGCTTTAAACCAAACCATTCCACCTTTGGTAGATAAATCAATTCCATTGTTAATTGAGCGATTTGAACTGTTGCCTGTGTAAAGGTATGTGCTGAACACATCCTCAATGTAGTTGGCATCGTTACTTACCTGAGAGTTTTGTGAACTAAACATTAGTTATTCCTTACAGGTAGTTTTGACCAGCATTGCTTCCCCACCAATAAGTGCCATCACCTACAAAGACAAACTTATCCCCTTTAGAGGCTGTAGATGTAATCGTAGGAGCTGTGCTTGCAGGCCACTTAACTGAGCTAGGCCATGTAACTGTGCGTGAACCTGTACCATCTTGCTTCAAAAGCATTGTGAAACCCTTACCTGCTGTAGCAGTTGGGAATGTAAAAGTACAGTTGCCAGTCAATGTCAGAATCTGTACCGAACCATTAGCCAAGTCAACTGTATAAGCTGTAGAAGTGTTAGCAGTTACAGTTTCTTCTGTGTAGCCATTAGTGAATGTGCCAGCTTCAATGGTCTTGTTGGTCAGGGTCTCAGTACCTGTCAATGTAGCAAAGGAGCCAGCTGTTAAAGTAGCTTGAGTCCATGCACTACCGTTCCACACCCACAGATTAGATGATGTAGAGTTCCAGTATAGAGCACCTGTCAACAGTGAGTTACCGTCATTGTCAACTGAAGGAGCTGATGTTTTAGAGCCTAAGTAGCGATCATCGAAGCTATCATAGGATGCTGCAGCTGCTGAGGCACTTGCTGAGGCATTAGATGCACTTGTAGAAGCTGCTGAGGCTGAGTTAGCTGCGTTGGTTGCAGATGTAGCTGCTGCTGAGGCTGATGTAGCTGCAGATGTTGCACTACCTAGAATACTGTCAACGTAAGCCTTACGCGTTAAGTCATCATCAGTTGTAGGTGTAGCTGTAGATGTAACCTTGTTAGATCCCATGACAATGTTACCTGTCATAGTTCCACCTGCCAAGGCTAACTTAGCATCACCAACAGTGTCTACATAGCCCTTAGTAGCTGCGTCTGTACTAGATGAAGGTGTACCTAAGCCAGTCACCTTGTTAGTACCCATAGCAATGTTGCCAGACATAGTACCACCTGCCAAGGGAAGCTTAGCTGCAATACTATTAGTTACAGTTGTGGAGAATGAAGCATCATCATTCAAAGCTGCTGCAAGCTCATTCAAGGTATCCAAGGCTGCTGGAGCACCGTCAACAACAGCTGCAACGGCTGAGTCAACATAAGCCTTATTAGCTGCATCACCTGAGTTAGTAGGGTTTGGAAGGTTAGTAATGGTAGCTGAGGAAGCAGCATCCATGTCCAATGTACCGTTAATGGTTACATTGTTAAAGGTTGAACTACCTGAGGATGCTGTAACATTACCTGTCAAGTTACCTGTGACATTACCTGTGACGTTACCTGTCACATTACCTGTTACGTTACCAGTCACAGCACCTGTAATAGCACCTACAAAGCCTGTAGTAGCTGTAACTGTAGTACCTGTAACTGCTGCAGCTGTAGTACCACCAATAGGTGTGTTGTTAATAGTACCACCAGTGATAGCGACACCAGCTGATGTACCACCTGTAATGGCAGCTGCTGAAGCCTCTTGATTACCTAGAGAGCCTACCAACTTAACAACTGTACCTGAGTTGTCTTTGGTGTACAGTTTCTTGTCGGTAACGTTAACAGCTAACTCACCCTTAGTTAGATCCCCTGACGCAGGTGTAGCAGATGATGTACTGCTATTCTTTGTAATGATCGTAGTCATTTATACTCCAAGTATTTATTTATAAGCTGCTAAGACTTCATCTAATGTAAGACCAGATTTAGGTGCAAACATACTATAAGCAGTTTGAACATCTGTAGGACTCACACCATACTGCTTCATTTGAGCTGCTGCCTCAGCTGCTGAGATACCTGACTGAGCTGCATTGGCAATGTTTTTATAGTACTGATCTAAACCCATGTCTTGAATAATTGCATACTCTTTAGCAGCTGAAGCATTCTGCTCAGTCAATGCTCGTGCAACGTCAGCATCTGAGATACTGTACTTAGCTTGTTCAGCTTGAATCTGTGCGTTAGTAGCTGCTGGGTTCTTAGCAAGCCAGTCTACAATGTTTTGGTTAACGTCTGACAAGCCCATGTTATGTGTCAAAGCGTACTTAGTAGCATCTGAGAAGGTGCTCTCACCTAAAGCAGTCTGCACATCTACATCACTAACACCTAGCTCAGACTTGATTTTATTAATATCAGCCAAGGAAGCATTAGGATTGTCTAGAATCCATTGATTGATGTTATTCAGGTACTGCATAGGTGTCATACCACCTTGATTAGTAGCATACTGATAAGCTGTAGAACCTAGATTAACAGGTGTTGTTGGTGTTGCTGGCGGAGTAACAGCAGCTAACTCTTTACCGAACAAACCACCTGTAACAGCTGTGTCTTGAGTTGTAGGTAAACCACCGCCAGTACCATACCAAGATGCTAAGTTAGACACTACATCACGAGGAACACCGGGCATGAGCTGGTTATAAGTGTTCTGAAGCTGTGTGTAATAGTCTTGTGTGTACTGAGGTGTACTTTGAGTAGGTATAGCCATGTTAGTAGGTGTAGATGAGTTAATATTAGATAAAGCAGCTGTTGTACCAACTAAACCAGCAACATTGATACCTGCCTTGGCTAAGTTAGCAATCTGTGACGCTGATAAACCACTTGAAGCAGCTGCAGTACCCGCTAAAGCTTCAGCTCCTGCAGTTCCACCAGCACCTCCTAAAGCCATGTCAGCAGAAGCTAATTCAGATGTTGTAAGACCTGCACCACCAAATAATGATTCACCACCCATTAATTGATAGCCACCATAAGCAGCGGCTGCCAAAGCTGCAGCCTTTACAAGATCATCTTTTAAAGTGCTTGAGGAAGCACCTTGAGTAAAGAATACAGGATTACCTTGTGCATCAAAGTTAACACCAAAGCCTGTATTTCCACCACCTTCGTAAGAACCTGACCAGATATTTCCACCTGTTCGTTCACCGTATCCTGAGTACAGAGGCTGTCCTGTAATCTTATTAATTATGCTACCATCACCTTGCCCTACTTGACTAAGGTCTGTAATACCACTTTTAGCCAACTCATCAGCCATATACAATGCAGATTTATCAGCTCCTAAACCACCTTCCCATTTAGCTCCAGAAGAGGCTCGTTGAGCATTCAAGGCTGCAGCTAACTGGTTAACAGTATCGGCTGTATATGTACTTGGGTATGCCATGATAATTATTCGCCTTTTCTGTATAGCTCAAATGTATTAATACTGTTCATTGTTGAGCCAGATTCTGACTCTAATCGTACCTGATCACCCTCTTCAAGCACTACAAAAGCACCACCATCAAACTTAATAAACTGTGTAGGACTTAGCACGTATTGGTCTAAGACATGAATCTCAGTAGCTGTACTAGCGTCATACCAGATAGCATCAATAGCTTTATTGTTGCCTGTGGTGTTAACAACATAACACAAGTTCCACTTAGCATAGTAACCAGTTGGAACTGTGTAGACCGTAGTCTTAGTTGCCGCTGTTAGAATCGTCCCCACTGATACTGGTTTCATCTGCTGTTACCTTAGATTTTTTGGTTGATTTTACAGGAGCTGCTTCTTGTTCTACAACTTCAGTGTAGCCTCCATGTTTACGCATTTCAGCGATCTCATGCTCTTGAAAGAACTCGATTGTGTTACCTGATTGATTGCACTTAAATTTTGCCATGATATTAACCTTTCTGATGTACTAGAAGTAATACATTAAAAAGGCTCCCCACACCTTTTGAGCATGGGGAACCTAGTTAGCTATTAAGCTGGAACGACGAGGGCAACGCCACCGTAGTTACGCAACTCAGCGCAGCCGTACAATGTATCAGCTGTGAACAATGTACCGAGGTACTCTTGTTTGTACTGAGTCTGTGAACGGACACCAACTTGCTCCACCAACACCATAGAGTCTTTGTGAGCCATTACGCACACACGACCAAGAGTAGTACCAGAACCATCAGCGGCTGACTTAGCAGAACCAGCATTGGATGTAACATAGACTGGAACACCATAGATGTCACCAATCATACCGTTACGGATGCTGTTAGCTGTGCCAGCTTCACCAACGCTGTTGAAGGTTGTGAACTCAGTCAAACCGAGGATAGTGTTACGCACGTTTGGAGGAATAATGAAGAAACGATTGTCCATAGGAACATCGCTATCGTCAAGACGCTGAATTGTGCGACGAATACCAGCAGCTGTCAAAGCTGATGCGTTACCAGCATTGGTGTTAGCTGTGTAGTCAAAAGCTGTAGAGCCATCACCACCAATGAAAGCACCAGCGTAGCGGAAGTTACCTGCGCCAGCTGTGGAAACGTTGAACTGTTGAGCCAAGTTAATCAAGTCAGTATCAACTTGCTTACCCAAAGCGTAACCAGCATCATCAGTGTAGAACTGACGCAGGCTAGACAAAGCTTGAGCTTCAACAATATCCTCGATCAAACGTGAATATTCGTAGTGCTTGTTGATAGACACAGTTACTTCGGACTCAGTAGCTGCAATCAGTGTAACTTGTGTAGAAGCTGCCTTAGCAGAAGCTGTGCCACGTGCAGGGACTGGAATGTGAACTACGTCACCCTTCTTGCCCTTGAAGCTCATCTTCTTAACTAGGTTAGCTGCAACCAAGCTCTTCTTGTAAGCCGCAACAATCTCATCACTCCATACTTCTGGAATAAACGTTGCTGCTGTACTTACCGTTACGTGATCTGTTCCTAATGCCATTTTATAAATCTCCTGTTGTTAATATTAAATTACTTCACTCGACCTTCTTGATATGCTGCCATAATTTCTGGTTGTAAAGCCTCATATCGGTCGGGATCTGTCATACGTAGCCGGATAAGGTCGGCACGACGATATACTTTCTTAGAAGACTCTCCAGTTCCACCAACATCAACACCAGCTGCTTTCAGATTCTGTTTGCGAACAGCGTTACCTGCTTCAGTAGTTTGTTGTGTCTTAGATGTACGGATCTGTTTGAATGTAGTAATCAGTTCATCAGCTGCATTAAAATCATAGTTAGCATCAGCCATTGCATAGATATTAAGCCTCATGGGAGAAGCTTTAACCCACTCAATAAACTCGCCATCACTTACAATATTAGCAAAGTCAGGATGCTTCTTGTTGAGCATTGCTTGTGTCTGAATCTGCTTAAGTTGCATTGAAGCTTGTTTAGCTGCCAATACGTCTGGATGATTCGCTACAGCACGATTAACGTGACTCTGCGGATCTTCAAAGAAGTCGATCTCTTGTGGTGGATTCTCCACCTTCTGTGGTTGTGCTTGTTGGTTCTTCTGAGCTAAGCTTTGTTTTAAGAGTTCATCCGCTAAACGTCTAACTTCACCAACTTCCTGTGCTTGCCTACCGATTAGCTTTTCAGCCTCTTGGTGCATACGAACAATGTCTTCGAGATTCTTCCCCTTGTACTTCTCAGGGATCTCTGGAGCTTGCTCTGCCTCAGGTTGTTGCTTGGGTTGTTCGCTTGTTTGTTGGGACTGTTTAAAGTCCTCAGCGTCTAACTCACTAACACTACCTAGTTCCTCATTGTGATCAATTAAAGCCATACCTAACCTTTCCCTGTCCACGAATGGATTACAGGATTAACTTATTAAATAGAATTGGGTTGCCTGATGTTACTCAGATCCTCTCTTTTGTTCCTGCTTGAGCCTGTCAGCCCTCACAGCAGCCCATTTAGCTGTAGCACCGGGAAAGTCCCCTGATAAAGGGTCTAGTCCGATACTTGGAGCTGAAACGAGCCTGATAGCGTCCTTACTACATACCTTACACTTAGCAGTGGTATGATCACTATCAACTAGCGATTCAGTTATGTGATCGTTAGGACATTTAAAGTCATACAGTCTTCTCATCCCTGCAAGTCCTCAAATACCTTCTCACACACAGCCTTACGCCCTAAAACTAATTCAAGAATATCTAACTGTCCCTTACGGAAATATAAAGAGTGTGTGTCCGTGACAGTTGATAAGTCGTTTAAACTAGCCTTAATCTCTTCGAAGTCCTCTATGAGGTACTCCCAACCCTTAGTACTCATCGTATTAAAGGTTTCTTCGTAATACTTTTGTAAATCAGGGGCCATAAGGCTTATCCCTCCATTAAATACTTAAACAATAGTGTTATTGTAGCATAAAAACAACACTTTGTCAAGC